CGCCGGGTTCGTTAAGGTCCGTGCCTTTATTAAGTTTGAGAAAGGCGAGGACAATGTTAACGATGTGCCAGAAATGAAGGCACCTAGACTCATCCAACATCGATCAGATGAGTATTGTTATACATTGGCGAGGTATTTTCGTCCCATAGAGAAACAACTTTTTTATAAGCGAGACGGGCGTTATGTTAAGATGAGTGAAAGGCGGTTCATCAAGGGCATGAATAGCTTTGAGGTGGCTTGGAATTTGTTCAAGGCGTCTTCTAGGTTTTCAGACCCAGGGTGGCTGTTGTCTGACCATTCTAAGTATGATTCTACCTTGATTAATATCCGTAAACAATTCAGGAGCTATGTGCAGGGATTTTACCCTGGGGATGACTTCTTCCGATGGTTGATGTCACTACAGAGTAAATCCACTGGTGTGACACGTAATGGTATCCGATATGAGATGGAGGAAACCATGTGTTCTGGTGAGTTCATAACATCTGATGAGGACTCTACTGATAATTTAGCTTGTATGGAAGAGTTTGCAAAGGATTTTGATCATGAATCACGAGTTAACGGCGATGATAGTGTCTTGGTTGCGGAGGTGAGTAATCTCAGAGGACTGGATTATGGGTTTTGGAGACGAGCTGGTTTCGACACTAAGTGCGAACTAGTGACCGACTTTAGTCAAGTTGAGTTCTGCCAAGCCCGTCCGGTAAGAGTTGAGGGTAAGTGGCGCATGGTTCGTAAGCCTACTCGTGTTATTGCACGAACAGTTTACACCTGCAAAAGTTATCCCAATCGGAAAGCGTATCGTGCTTTGTTAGGTGCTATAGGCTTGGGAGAGTACCACTGTAACAGTGGCGTTCCTGTCCTTGAGGAGTGGTCTCGGCTACTTATTCGATCAGCGCAAGGACAGTTTTCGCAGACCATGTATGATGAGTACATGGCCCGTCGGCCCCGGGAACCTGTGCGTGAATTTAAAATCACATCCGAAGCGCGAACTGATTTTGAGATGGCTTTTGGCATTACACCAGCCAATCAGGTCCTCTTGGAGAAGCAATTTCGCACCATAGGCGCTTTGCCGTTGGTCATTTAGTGCAGTACCGATTTAAATCTGCACTTGAATCTCACTGAAC